CTCTCGTCGAGCGAATACGCCAAAATACGACTGATTTTGCCGAGTGGCAGACATCCTCTACCGCTCAATACTTTCAGCCACAACGCTTCCAAAATGAGAAAAAATCTCGGGGTTATTGGTGGTGATATTATTGTCTTTCTCTATGTTAAATCATAATTGTACCTTTGCACTATGAATTTAGATCTTATCATCCCCACTTGTTGGCAGGAGTTGACTCCTAAGCAACTCCGCTACGTGTATTATCTCATTTCCGAGGGCTATTCGCCTGAGGTGCTAAAAACGCATTGCCTGTTCCGTTGGTCGGGCATGGAGGTTATTGCTCCTGAAGGCGATGGTTTTAGCGTGAGATACCAGTATAACCGCTACCATCTGACCGCTTTGCAGGTTACGGAATTGCTCTCGCGCCTCGACTGGCTTGAGCAAATCCCATTGGTGCCCCTGCGCTTGCATCGTATTCACGGCAAGACGGCTGCACCTTCTGACCTGCAAGGCGTTCCCTTCGAGCAATATATCTATTGCGATAACCTTTATCAGGGTTATCTGCATACCAAGAACACCGACCTTCTGCAAGAGATGGCCGCTGTTCTCTATGACAGCCCGAACATCAAGCTTTTGCCAGAGGAACGTATCTCCATCTTCTATTGGTTCGCTTCCGTAAAGGCGTTGTTTGCTCGCAAATTTACGCATTTCTTTATGTCGGCTCCCATGTCCAAAAGTCTTGATTTGGAAAGGCAAATCACTGAAACGATGAACGCACAAATCCGTGCGCTCACCAAAGGTGACATAACCAAAGAAAACACCGTTCTGAAGATGGATGTGTGGCGAGCGCTTACAGAGCTCGACGCACAAGCAGCCGATCGTGAGGAACTCAAAAAACAAACGTTAGAATAGCGTATGAATACCCTTGTAAACTGGGATGCAACCCAATTCTTCCGTACACTTACCGAAACGAACAAGCTTGCTCAAGCCAAGCAGTTTCGTTTTTGCCGTGTAAGTGGTTTATCTGATTTCCAAGAGGTGCTTGGTCGCATGACTTCCAGCACCGCTTTCGTCTGCGTCGATGATATAGCAGAGGGCTATATTGAACTCAATAACTCCCCACGGACACGCCGTGTGAAGTGTGTTTTCTTTGCTATGCGCCATCCGATTGACGACCTCGGCAAGCGTGCCGAGTGTATGGAAACGATGCGGGAACTGTTCCGTCAGTTCGCCTCTAAACTCATTCTTGAGTCCACCCGCTTGCAGGAGCGTCAACTATACCTTGACCCTCGTATTCGGTTCTCTGAGATACCCGAGTACTTTGCTCCTGGTTGTGCGTGTGTTCGTTTCCAAATATCCGTCGATCTATTCACTGACCTGCGTTTCTCGCAAGAGGAATGGGATAATACACCAACCGTATGACCTACACCCAAGAACAACTCAATGAAATAGAGTACTATGCCTCTATTTACTTGCCCATTACAGACATTGCTGTAATTTTGCAAATCAAACCTGAAGATTTGCGGCACGATATTCACGATGAGAATAATCCTGTTTTCTTTTCCTATCACAAGGGTAAAGCCACCTCCAAGGTGCAGCTACATGCACAGGAGATGACACTCGCCAAAGTTGGCTCGCCCTTGGCTCTGCAAAATGCTCGTAATAACCTTATGGATATGGAGGATGATGAATAATGCCACGCCAACCTATCTTAGAAATATGTAGCAAGGATCTCTTCACAGCTGAAGACGAACTGCTTGAGAAGTACAATGCCGAACAAGCGCAGCGGGTGCTGCGTTTGCGGGATATGTACAATTACTATATTTCCAATCCTGACACCAAAGACCGTCAGTTTGTCGATACGGCTATGTCGCGGCATGGTATTATGAAAAGCCAAGCATACGCCGACCTTTCCATAATCAAGTCCCTGCTGCCTTTGCTTAGTTCTGCTTCACGCGATTTCCATCGATTTCGCTTCAACGAGATGATACTCGAAACCTACCAGATGGCCAAGGCACGAAAGGACACTAAAACAATGGAGAAGGCAGCATCCTCCTATGCAAAGTTCAACCGCGTTGATCTTGAGGACGAGCAAACTTTGCCTTACGATTTGATTGTGGTGCAGCCCTTTACTGCAACCTCTGACCCTCGTGTATTGGGCATTAAGCCCATACCGAATGTGGAGGAGAAAATCGCTGCAATGCTCAAGAAATATCGTCAAGAATCGATGGATATTGACGATGTGGATTACGAGGAGGTGGATTTGGAGGAAGAAGAACTGTTTAACCCTAAACCCTTGCACGAAGAATGAAAGAAATCTATTTCAATACACCCCAACGATTGACACAACTTATTGGCGCTAATACCTCTGTTATCGTGGCTGGTCGGCGTACTGGTAAGACAGACAGTATCGCCTCGCCATTCGTATTGCGCAATATGCAGCGCATGAAAGGTTCCACAGGCGGCATCGTTGTGCCTACTTTCAAGCATGGGCTAACGAATACTATTCCTGGTATTCTTGCCGCTTGGAAGCGTTGGGGTTATGTGCAAGGTGTTCACTATGTCATCGGTCGCAAGCCACCCAAGTCATTCAAGGAAGCCATCATCGAACCAGCCGAATATGAGCATGTCATATCGTTCTACAACGGCTCTCGTGCCGTTATCATATCTCAAGACCGTCCGGGTTCATCCAACTCACTCACACTATCATGGCTATTGGTGGATGAGGCGAAGTTTATCGACTACGAAAAACTAAAGGATGAAACCCTGCCAGCTAATGGTGGCATCAAGTCCTTCTTTGGCAAGCACTCCTATAATCATGCCGTCATGATCTTGTCGGATATGCCACAAACCAAGGCTGGTTCGTGGTTCTTGCACTATAAGGACAAGATGGATGTCGAACTCATCGCCACCATTGAGGCCACCGTGTATGAGATATGGCGGCTCAAGCAGAAGGTTCGTGAGGCGAATGCCAAGGGCGAACAACCGCCTGCTTACTTGCGCAAGACAATTCGCAGGCTTGATAGACAACTCAACCAAATGCGCTCGGTGGCTGTGTACTACAAGGAGTACTCATCCATTGAGAACCTGCAACTGCTTGGCGAGAACTATATCAAGCAGATGAAGCGCGATCTTACGCCTAAGACATTTCAGACATCTATTCTTTGTCAGCGCCTCGGAATAGCCAAAGACGGCTTCTATTCCTCGATGAAAGAGATGCACAAGTACAACGCCTCGGATTTTGACTACCTCGATAGTTTGGGTTGGGACTACAACCCTAGTGCATTGGATTCACGCGCTGACAAGGATGTTAACCCTGATGCGCCCATTTGCATTGGTATGGATTATAATGCCAATATCAACTGGATAGTTGCAGGGCAGCCTACAGGTAAACGCCTCAATGTTATCAAATCCTTCTACACCAAGTTTGAGCGGAAGATACCAGCACTCATTGAAGATTTCTGCCGTTACTATATGAACCATCGTAATAAGACAGTTATCTATTATTACGATACTACCGCACTTGGTTCTAACTATGCCGTTAATACGCAGGATTTCCATTGGGTCGTTTGCCATGAGTTTGAACGCTATGGTTGGGCTGTTGAGTCAGTCTATATGGGTAATCCCATGCGACACGATGAAAAGTACTTGCTAATCAACCAGGGCTTCGCTGGCAAGCAGCGACTGATGCCGTTTTTCAATCGTCAGAACAACGATGACCTTATCCTTGCCATACAGACGGCTGGCGTGACGCGCGGTCGCAATGGCTTCCGCAAGGACAAGGGTGGGGAAAAACTGGCAGAGACGGAGGAGGATCTCTTGCAGCACCGCACCGACGGTACGGATGCCTTCGATACCCTCTATATTGGGTGCGAGAAGTTCCCAAAAACGACTGTTTCTTATAACTTCTCGGGAGTTTTGTAGTTTTTTTGTAAAAAATGTCATAATTTTCAATAAAAAATTTGCGTATTTCACAAAAATGAAGTAATTTTGCGCTGTTTTACAAAAGTAGTGAAATAGAGCAAATTTTATGAAACAAGTAGATATAGCAGGAAAAAACTATGTTTTAACGGATTTAGATGAAATATCTAAGCGTCAAGCGTGGGTGGAAGCGAGAATCTCTTTTGAGTTTTTCTTGCTTGAGTATAAAGGAATGAATCTACTGGTATTAGAAGCTAAAGATGGCATTCACTATTCACCACGCAATTTGAGGTTGATTGCTCAGCGAATATATTCTATATATCAAATGCCAGCAGTATTTTTATTGAGCAATCTTAGTAATACTGATAGAAATCGCTTGATAGACCAGGATGTTTATTTTATCGTTTCAGGCAAATATTTTTTTCTTCCTAATCTGTTAATAAATTCGCGCGATACAAAAATTATTCAAGGTGATTTGCTTACTCCCGCTGCACAATGGGTAATTTTGGCATATTTACAAGGAGTTATTTCCAATAATCAAACAGCAGAAGAGATTGCAGCAATATCCCCATACAAATATACGTACATTACGCTTGCTATAAGATTGCTTGAAAGTCACAAACTTTGCAGTATTGAAATTGATAGTAAAAGATGCAAGCATCTTGTATTTGATGAAGATAAAGCAGCTCTATTCGAGAGGGCAAAACCCTGCATGTTGCACCCAATACGAGAGCGTATATATTGTGACGATATTGTCAATTATTCGCAATATAAATTTTCGGGTATCACTGCTCTTGCACATTATACTGCATTAAATCCTGAAGAGATGCAAACAATTGCTATTTCTGCATCTGAGTGGCGAAGATTGGATAAAGCAAGTTTCATAGGTATGAATCCTTATGAAGGAAAGTTTTGTATTGAAATATGGAAATACGAACCTGTAGGGAGCAGCAACAAGTTTGTAGATAAGTTATCGTTGGCTTTATCATTACAAGATGATATTGACCCACGTGTTAATAAGGAAGTTGAACAATTGATAGAAAACATATGGTAAAAGGAATAGAAAAATTTCGTGAGGCAATGTTGCCTTATAAAAACCATTTTGTTATCATTGGTGGTACTGTGTGAAGCAACATATTTTAGTTCATATTTTGTTAGCTAATTGTAATAGCTACCTCCGTCAAATCGGAGTAATACATTTATGAATAAAAAAAAATTCTGAAGACTCTAGAAGTACAGTAGAGAGTCTTTCTGCCGACTTGCAACAAGCAGTTGAACTTTTAACTGTGATTGAATGTGATCTTGAAAAATTAAAACGTAAAGTCACATTAGTTAAATATTGGTGCGAGTTGCTAAAGCAGCAAAACTAATGCAATTTTTGGAGGGTATTTTAATTGCCCTCCTTTTTCTTGTCTTTTCAAATTCCCCTAATTAGCCATAACTTTGCACCACAAAACGCAAAGTTATGGCTTATTTTACATCATATATGCCATCCGTTTGCTACTCCAGCGAACTCAGTGGCATTTCCTGTTCCGTTACTCCAGGCACGGTAACGCTTCTCATACAATCGCCGCTTGAGGTATTTAGCAATACCTACAATACGCCTAACTCTTACATCAACTTCCCCGACTTCAGTGATGTAGTCGAGATGTTCATGGAGCAACAGAAACTTACTGTTGCTGACATGCAGTTCATAGTTACCGATGCTCAGTCCACCGCAGAGAAGACCATCCGAGTAGTCTATTTCAAAGAAGAACCCCGCAAATTCTTTGCCGCAGACATCCTTTCCGACGGCTTGCTCAGTACCTATCGCAACCGCGTCCTTTACGAAGATTCGGTTGATTACCTCACTTTTTGGTGCGAACCTAACAGTATCTTTAACGGCACCACCGTTCGCTTTTATGTATTGGTGCAAGATTACACGGGCTACCGCGAGTGGCTCATGATGGAGTATGGTTATACCATCCACCAAGGTATTAATGAACTTATGATTTCCTTCCCCGAACTGCGTCGCTATCTCCCCGATCGCGTGCGCAAATGGGATATACTTTTCTTCTCCTTTACGGTCAATCAGCAAACCTGCAATTTCTATGTAGGCAAGGCGCATAATGTCCGACACTTTATCTTCAGAAATTGCTATAATGCCAAGGAGAGCATCTCTGTTCCTTGTATCTCAAAGAACATCACCGAAACCAAGAGTTCCTTGGCTGTCTGTGGTAAGAAGCAATATCGATACGATATTCAGCATACTCGTTCTTTTGAGCAACAGACAGCAGCGCTCGACTCCGAGCGAGCTGCCGTCATGGAACAAATGCTTACCTCGCCAAGTGTGCAGATTGTCTTTGGCTATGCCTATGATGTACCCATCATCATCACATCCTATGATTATGAACTCTCCGACGAACCCAATACCGAACGCACTTTCAAGTTTGAATGGCAATACGAAAACCGCAATGGCGTTTCGTTACTTGAGTTTACTAAAGAAAGAATATTCTCCGAACATTTTACCCCTCCATTTGTATAACTATGGCAGAGCGCACACAAATCGATGCTCAACAAGAGCGAGAAAAATATGTCATGGCTTTCAATAAAACCATGATTGATATCTGGAAAGAGCGGCTCACGTTGCTTGATGTCCGTGACACCGACCGTCTTCTCCATTCGCCTGCTTCATTGTCAGTGCGTCACGACGGACGCTTCTTTGAGGTGCAGCTCTCCCAAGAGTTCCTTGAGTATGGTCTTTGGCAAGACTATGGGGTAGGGCGCGAGACACCTCGTGGCAACAGCGGTATGCTCGGCTATGCCAAAGTCCGCAAGCGTCGCCCTTGGTTCAGCAAGAAATACTTTGCCTCCGTCATGAACCTCAAAGAGTTCTTCGCCGACAACCTAGGCAGAGAGTTCCAAGGAATCATCGCAGATGCCTTTGATGATATCCGCCGTCACATGTAATAACTATTTTAATTCTATATCCTATGACATACGATGAAATTACCGCTAAAATCGCTGAGATTGCCAACGCAAAAGCCCCTAACAGCATTACTCCCCAAATGATCTCCACCATTGAGATGGGAACATTGGATTATCTCCGTCACCTTGAAGACAATGTCCCCATGTTTGAATCGGGACGTATGCCTGGCTCTGAACTCTACGCATGGTACGCAGGCACCAGCTGCTTTATCAATATCGCCAAATACAATATCATTGGCGATTACATCATCCTCTCACTGGAGGATATGATGCTCCCTGAAGGCTGGCAAGTTGTCTACTACTCCTTGCCTGTGCAATGTACCGTGACATCACACGGCTACTTCAAGTCCGCGGTAAAGAACCAGGAACTCTATTGGAGTATCGCCGCTGAACCCGCTACAGGCGTGAACGTGCTGCGTATCGCCGCTGTCGATGATAGCCTTATGAAGGCTTCTAAAACCTCGCTAATCATCATGTATAAATGTAAATAATATGGAAAAGAAAATCGAATTTGCCCTCGAACTACTTACACCCAAGTGTGTAAATGTCGTAATCAAAGAGTTTGTTGAGATTGATGGACAACGCGTACAGTTGGGTAGCAACCAACGCGTATGCTACAACAACATCCCTCGCGATCGTGCTCGACTTCAGGATGTGTTGCCATCTGAGTTTGTAAACGCCATCCTCGCCATGTGGGGAGAAACCCCTATTGCCGATGATCCCCAACCACCTGAACTATGAAAAAGAATCGTTTTTCCAAAGTCACCTTCATCATCTGCCTTACCGTCAGT